CGGCTTCCTCCACAGCCTCTGCCTTGGGAGCCGCCTTGGTCTTCTTGGGCGGCGGAGGGGCTTCCTCTTCGTCGGTCTCAGGGGCGATCACGGGCTTGGCGGCCTTGGGCTTGACGCCTTCAATTGGCGCAGCAACCTGCGGAGCCTTGTCCATCTTGGAGACCGTCATGGTGATGGCCTTGAGCGCATCGTCGGACTTGGCCTGCTTCTGGCAGTCATCATGCTCGGCGTCGGTCAGGTAGCGCATCGCCTTGAAGAACAGCTTGGGGCTCTCGCTGGTCGTGTCGAACTTCATGCGGGTCACCACATCGGTGGGATCAACATTCTGCGCGGTCAACCAAGTGGCGTACGCCTTGAGCGGTCGGCTGTCGCCGTTCTCCTTGCCGAAGATGGAAGTCGCAGGCAACGCCAGTTGCAACACATCGCCGCTCACATCGTTAGCCAGCACCACAGCAAGACGCTGTTGGTAGCGGCAGGCACGCGAGTTCCCGTTGCCAGACCCCGCAATGTTCTGCGGACACTCGTTGCAGGAAGATGCCTGCTTGCTCTCGCTGTCAGGCGAGGGGGTGACACCATCGGCAGACCAGCAGTCAGGCGCTTGGCCTTGCGCGTCCTTGTCGAACTTCTTCATGTAGAAGACGCGGTTGACGGTCGGCGCGGCGTTGACGATCACCACATCCAGATGGCGTTCCTCGATGGCCGCCACTTCCTTGCCGCCAGAGATCAGGCGGAACACGCCGCCCTTGATGGAGATGCGCTTACCAGCGCTACCACCACCTGCCGCCAAAGACTTCGCCACATCGGACAGACCGCCACGGCGCTTCACGAAATCGGGCACTTGGCCCGCGTTGAACAGAGTCACATTGCTCATAGAGCTTCTCCTTACTTGGTTGGTTTACGCACAGAAATCTGGTACTCGGTGAACGAGTTCATGCCGGGGGGCAACACGCCGGGGTTCTCTTCCAAGAATGTAGCCATGTTGCCCTGCGCGATACGCTTCTCCAAAAGGTCGAGCGCGTCGTGCTCCTTGATGAACTCCTTGAAGGAGTCCCAGTCCTGTGTTTGGTATCGGGTCTTGGTCGAGAGCACCACGGTGCCGTTGTCCGTACGCACAGAGTTCGTGCCCATGACGAGCATCTGATCTTTGAGCGCCATCTTCACGGCATCTTGTTGGCGCTTGATCGCCTCAACCTGCGAGTCGTACTCCGCAGTCAGTCGCTGAATCTCAGCGGCCATCTTGCGGTAGACCTTGGCCAGCTTATCCATCGGGATAGCGACCATCTCTTTTGTTTCTGAGGGAGCTGGCGCTTCCTCATCGTCAAGTTCTTGCATTGCTCTCTCCAGTTTTTGTTTGTCTAGGGTTTGACATCGTACATGAAAATTCTGCTCACGCAACTCCTTTCTTTAAAGATTTTTTATCTCGCTGTCGAACATGCCAACCAACAGCGCATGGTCGCTGACTTTGGTACTCATGGCCTTGAACAACTTCTTCTCAATGGGGCTTGACTCAATGTGGATCACAGTAACTTTGTCGGAGTCTTGACCCTTACGATCCGCTCGTGCTATGCACTGCGTGTACATCTCTACAGACATCAATGGGCCATAGAAGATGACGGTATCTGCCGCTGTGAGCGTGATGCCGTGCGCTGTGGCTTGGGGTTGCATCACCAGCACGCGAATCGTGTCCGTCGTCTGGAAGTCGTGGATGATCTTGCCGCGCTTGGTGGCTGTCACATCGCCGTGGATCGTGTCTACGGCCACGCCCTTCTTCTGCATGTGCGTGAGGATGGTGTCGATGCTGGAGCGAAATAGCGCGAAGATGATGATCTTCCTGTCGGTCTCCTCCAGCACCTCGTCGAGCACATGCAGGCGCGGGGCGGCGTCGAACTCCACCACCTCCTTATCGTCTGTGTATGCTGCACCGCAAGAAATTTGCAGCAGCTTGTTGACAGCAACTCCAGCGTTGATTGCGCTGATCGTCTCACCCGCCGCGCGCACCAGCATCTGCTCCTTGAGCATCTTGTAGTACTTGCTCTGCTGGGCCGTCATGGGCACCTCACGCGTCACCGTCACAACTGGCGGCAGGTCAAGGCATTGGGCTTTGGTGAAGCGTATCGCTGGTTGCAGGGCGTTGAACACGGTGGCGGTAGCGTCATGCTTGGGTGCCCACTTGAACGCCGTGATCTTGTTCATCACCTTGTCGCGCCATGATGTGAAGAACTTGGGCACGCCGCCCGGGTTGACCAACTTAGCCAAGCCGTACGCATCAACAGGTGACTGCGATGCAGGGGTGCCGGTCATCATCCACAGGTAGGTCTCGGGGCGAATGATCGAAGCCAGCGCCTTCCAGCGCCGAGTGCTGGGGTTCTTGTACGCGTTGGCCTCGTCAACGATGATCAAATCAAAGCGCCCGTCGTTGATAACTTCTTGCGCGATGAGGTTCAGCCCATCGTAGTTGGTGATGACGATCTCATAGTTCTTCTGGATCATCTCGATGCGCCGCGAAGCTTGCGCATGGTGGGCCACCACAGCGGAGCGATGGATGATGCTGGCGTTGATGTCACCCATCCAAGCTGACTGCATGATTGACAGAGGACACAAGATCAACACACGCTGCACATCGCCGCGCTTCATTAGGTAGTCAGCGGCCCACAGCGCAGAGAGCGTCTTGCCCGTGCCGGGGTCGTTGAAGCAGAAGGCCCGGCGGTAGAGCGTGAGGAAGCTGGCCGTCTCGATCTGGTGCTGCATGGGCTTGAACTTGCCCGGCCAGTCGTAGCGCTTGGTGATTGGCGACGGAGCGTTCTTCACTCCAAGATTGCGAAGCACTCGTGCTTCGTCTAACCCCCAGTACACAGCCACTTCGTATGTGCCTGCGCTCTCTGAAATAACTTTGTGCTTGGGGATGACGCTGTACTTAGCTGGGTTGCGCGTGCGCAGCACCAGCGCTTTGTTATCAACGATTTGCAAGGACAGCCTCCGCGTTTTCTCTCAGTCGAAGGTAGCTATCAAAACGCTCGAACAGCCCGAAGCGATCAAGGCGCAGCTTGGCGTGGGAATAGAACTGCTCGTCGATGTGTTGGTCGCCGTCAAGCCATTGGTCTCCGAACCGAACTTGCCACATGGTCACAAGCTGCGACAGCGGTATCTGAAACGCCTCGCTTTTGTTTGGGTCGATGCGCGGGCGTTCTTGCGCTTGCCGCCCGTAAGCACCAAGAACCCCCGGCGAAGAATTGAGCAGTCCCGAGTTAATCGCCATCTTGTATTCCGCCTCCTGCCGGCTGTGCAGGCTGTGCAGGCTCTGGTATTCCGCCTCCTGCTGGCTGTGCAGGCTGTGCAGTTTGTTCGCAAGCTGCTTCTGGTCTTGTCCGTCAAAAAGTCCCATTTCTTTTCTCCTAATCAATCTGCTTTCCTACAAACATATCGTGCTCTGTCCGTGAGGAAGTGCACTTCTAACTTGCCGGCAGCTTTGAGCGCTATGTAGGCGGTGCCGTAGAAGTTGTCGTTCATCACGGCATCAAGCTCGACCCACTCGTTGCCGTACCGGGTCACCCACAAGTCGCTGAGCGTTTCTATGGCTGGGTTATTTAATGGAGTGGTCTGCATTGCGCTTGAAGGAACGGTTGGCGCTTGCGGTTTTTACCCTGAGGTTGGAGCGCGTCGTCGCCCCGCCCTTGGACAGCGGTTTCTTGTGGTCAACATCTTTGCCGTCACCTTTGTGCACGAGTCCTTCGCGTTCCAACATCGCGCGCGCTTTGTTGCTGGCGGCGCGGCGTTTCTTAACCTCAGGCTTCTGCGCGTACGGGGGGTAGGTGTCGCGGTCAGCGGGGTTCTTGTAAGGCATATCTGCTCCTAGTGTTTGGGATTGAATTCGCAGCCGGTGACTTGGCACCATCTGCACAGGGGGGTCTGGGTCGGGTTCCATACGCCTGTCTCGAAGCATTGCTCGATCCGGGCGGTGCGCTCACGATACTTCCACCACAAGTTGTCCTTGGCTTCGCGTTGCATCTGCATCTTCACCATCGAGTTCTTGACGATGAACATCAGCGCCGAGTTCACCTTGCGGATGTGTGGGAAGTGCTCGAACACCATGATGGACATGAGCACTAGCTGGTCTCGGTCTGGGTACTTGTCGTTGCCTGTCTTGTAGTCCACCACCCACGCCGTGAGGTTCTCGTCGTCGAGGATCAGCAAGTCCGCGATGCCTCTTACCCAGACATCTTTGGCAAACCAATCCACGGGCTTGAGGTCAGCGCTCAGCGCCATCTGGTACTCGGCCAGCTTGCGGCCGGGCTTGCGAAGCAGCGCATCGGCGATGTCCTTGAACTGAGAGAACTCTGGCGGCAACTCCTTGCCGTCACGCACATAGAACTCCAACGCTTCGTGCACCTTGTTGCCGTAGATAGTGGCCTCGGTCTCTTGGAACGGGTAGTTCTTGAGAACCTTGACCTCGTGGTATCTGCGCTGGCAACCCTCGAAGTCTTTGAGGGAGGAGTGCGACCAAGCTGGCTTCTTCATCTGTGTCCTTTGATGACTACATTAACAATGTCTTTGGCTGTCTCACACAAGCGCATGTCGTTTGCGGGGAGGTTCTCAACCACCGGGCGCTGCATGATCCATACACTCAAGTCGCGCATGTGCCCGACAGTCCAGCCCGCCATCTCAGCCAGCGCTATGGCTGTCTCTATGTCGTCGAACTCAGAGCTTGGCGTTGTGGATTGCGTCGTTGAGTCTGATGGCGAAAGCATCGACAAACTCCTCGTTGGCTTCTAGGCTGTGGTGCATGTCTTTAAGGATCGCGTGCGTCATCTCGTGCCAGAAAGTGTATGACTGCTGGCGCTCGGTCATAGGCTTGAGCGTCTTGGGGTGACGCATTGATACGCGGATGGTGCTGGTGTTGTAGTTGATGTCACCGAACAGCGCGCGGTGCCTGCTGTCAAGAACATGTGGCTGAGTGATGATTGCGTAGCGTTTGCTGCCGACGCGAATGGCTTTTGGTAGTTGCAATTGGCTCTCCTACTAGTTCTTTGCTAGTCCGTATCGACGATGTGCGCCACCGTCAGCGGCCAGAGGAATCCCCGGCATGTACTTCGGAACCATAGTCATCTGCGCCAAGACCCAAGTCTTAGCGTCAGCGACCTCCTCATCCCGCACGACAGCTATCAGCTCGTCATGCACGGTGCCTGCTATGGGGAACCTCTTGTCCACCCGCAGCATCCCGTCCGTCATCACGATACGCGCGGTGCCCTGCACCACATTGTTCGTGATCTTTCCGGGGTACAGCTTGGTCGGCTTCTCGCCTTCCCTGCCATAGACCCAGTTCACTTCCTTCTTCTCTTCGTCTTTCTCTTGACGCAAGTTGGGGTAGTGGATCGACATGCCGTTGGGCAATACGATCTCCTCCTTTCTGAAAGTAAGGCATTTATACACGACCTGTTCGCCACCTGCAAGGCTTCTTACAAGTAACTGCCCCATCAGTTCCCAGAAGGACACCACAGGCCAAGCCGTGGCGCGGTAGATGTCGATGATGCGCTTGGCTGCGACGGCGTGAGTCAGCAACTCCTCGTCCGTGCAGGTGTGGGGGATGGCCTCCAGCTTCTCGACATTGGGCTCGTAGTCCAAGAACTTCTGTATGTACGCCCGGTCAACGCCTAACTTCTTGGCAAAAGCCCTGTCGTAGCGCACGGGAGGGGCCCCGAGGAAGCCGACCAGAAGCTGCTGGGCAAAGCTCGCCCACCCCAGCCCATACCCGCACCCCAGCAACGCGCTCTTGGCCGACTGCCGCAGGTCTGGGTGGGTCTCCTTGGTCATGCCGGGGATGCCGAACATCTGGGAGCCGAACTGCGCGTAGGCATCCTGCCCTGACTTGAAGATGCCAAGCAAGTCCTCGTAGTCAGCCAGCCATGCCAGCACACGCGGCTCGATCTGAGACAAGTCCCCCACAACAAGTTGGTGGTTGGCCGGGGCCATGATTGCCTTGCGTAGGAACGACCCGCGCTTGAGGTTCTGCATGTTGATCGCCGAACCCTTGGCGGCTGTCCATCGACCAGACAGCGCACCATAGT